TCCTGCGCAGCCTTAATTTTCTGGTGCATCCACTCATAAAGTTCATCATCGGTATAGTCTGGCGCGATGATGACGGGTTCTCGTTTCTGCATACTGATTCCTCGCGGTGCTGCTTCGCTTATCAGCCGTTAGATTTTGCCGGGCTGGAAAGCGCCTGTTTAAATTCGCTGAAGCTGAGGGCTTCTTCGCCTTCGGCAAGGCCTTCGAAGTATTCTTCGTAAGCCTTTTCCATGATTGTGTCGAAATCCATATCACCCACCTGAATCTCTTTCCAGCCAGCGACGCGCTCCAGATTCGGTTTTAAACGTTTTGCTTTTGGTATACGTCATTGCGGTGAACGTGCCGTCCTGGTTTGGAAACACGCCGTACACCAGAGATTCGTTGTTGCCAAGATCGATAGTATCCATGCTGACCTCATTCCCCCTTAACGCCGGGGTAGCGGAACAAAAACCTGCTGCATAGTTATTAAAGTTGAACCCTGCCGTCATGTTCTTACGCCTCGGGCTGGCTACTTAACCCCTGACCACTGCCGGGTAACTCGAAGTATTGCCCTGCGTTCTGTGGGGCGGGGTGGGTATGTTGTTATGGTAACAAGAGTTACCATTGAAGTCAATATGATGTTACAAAAGGTACGCTTAGGGGTGTAAAAAACCCGCAATGAATGCGGGTTCTGACTTAGTCTAAGTATTGATGTATTTGTGAAACTTTACCTTTAATAGTGTAACCGACATTCAGTTCAATGGGTTTGTAAAGCGGGTTCAGTGACAACAGATAGATGTTTGGTCCGTCAATCGCAACTTTTTTTAGTGTTACGTTTGGCGTACCCTCCAATTGGATTAAGATTATTTTTCCCACCAGTTCTCTAATGTTACTTGAGCATGGTGTGATCAGCACGGTAGATCCGTCTGGGATTGTTGGGAGGCCGTTAGAGTTCGTCATCGAATCTCCCTCAACGTGCAATAAAAAAGAGTTTTCAGCGGTTTTTGTCATGACATCAACCCAATTCTTAATACCAGGAATCTCGGTTACTGGGCAACTCATATCCCAATAACCAGCCTGTTCCCACGTTAAAACGGGCAACCGGGCGATGTTGTCACTAATGTAAAGGTACTGATTCAGACGCAGATCATCGGCTTTATCGTGATTGTCCTTTCCATAAAGAATCCATTCAGGAGATTTTGAAAGCAATTTTGACAGCAGATGCAAATTCTCACCGTCAGGTTTTGAAGAGCCATTTTCCCATTTTGTTACGGATACACGAGTTATGCCGATTGCTTTTGCAACCTGCTCTTGGGTTAGTCCAACGTCTTTTCGACGATTCCGAATACGTTCGCTGATAGTGTTTTTCATGTAATCAATGTTACTACCAAGTAATGTCACTATGGTTGACATTGCGATGTAACTATTGTTACCCTCATGTTCGAAATAACAGGAGAGTTTTATGTTCAAAGATGATGTTCTGCGCCATTTCAAAAAAAAGCGACTAGTAGCTGAGGCTCTTGGGATTTCACATGTGGCTGTTGTGCGGTGGAAAGCTGTTATTCCCAAACTTCGCGCAATGGAGCTGGATGAAATTACTAACGGTGAATTGAAATACAACCCAGAGCTTTACAAGAGGCAGGATAGCACCTCGAACGAAGGAAAGAATGATTCATGAAAATCAAGCATGAGCACATCCGCATGGCGATGAATGCCTGGGCGCATCCGGACGGCGAAAAAGTACCGACTGCGAAGATTACCAAAGCGTATTTCGAACTGGGTATGACGTTCCCGGAACTGTACGACGACAGCCATCCGGAAGCCCTGTCTCGTAATACCCAGAAAATTTTCCGCTGGGTAGAAAAAGACACCCCTGATGCGGTTAAAAAAATTCAGGCGTTGTTACCGGCGATCGAAAAAGCAATGCCGCCTCCGCTGGTGGCCCGAATGCGCAGCCACAGTTCGGAATATCACCGGGAGCTTGTCGAGCGACGGGAGCGCCTGGTGAAAGATATCGATGAGTTTGTTGCGGCAGCGATCGTGTTGTTCGATCAGATGAATCGTGGTGGTCCGGCGGGAAATGCCGTGGTGGCGCATTGATAACGTGTTCTGGGGGGGGGGATGAAGCTCCTTTTTGCTGAACGTCCGCTGGTTATAAACACGCAGCTGGCGATGAAAATTGGTCTGAACGAAGCCATTGTGTTGCAGCAGTTGCATTACTGGTTGAGAGATACCGGTTCCGGCATGGAATGTGATGGTGTTCGCTGGATTTATAACACAACAGAACAATGGCTGGAGCAGTTCCCGTTCTGGTCAGAGTCAACGTTAAAACGCGCATTTGCAAGTCTGAAAACGCTGGGGCTTTTACGTTGCGAAAAGCTCAATAAATCAAAGCGTGATATGACTAATTTTTACACGATTAATTACGAGAGCGAGCTTTTAGATGGTGGCAAAGTGAGCGAATCCATCAGATCAAAATGCGCTGCTCCATCAGGTCAAAATGACACGATGGAAGAGGCCAAAATGGCACGTTCCATTGGTTCAAAACGACTCAATGTCATCGGGTCAAAATGGCCTGATGATCTTACAGAGAATACAACAGAGATTACTACAGAGAATAAAAACACTTCTCGTCCGGAAGCTTCGCAACCGGACCCGCAGACGGTTGAACAGGATTTTTTAACCCGACACCCTGACGCGGTTGTGTTCAGTGCAAAAAAACGCCAGTGGGGCAACCAGGAGGATCTGGCGTGTGCGCAGTGGATCTGGGGGCGAATCGTGAGTCTTTACGAGCAGGCCGCCAGCGATGATGGCGAGATTTCGCGACCGAAAGAACCCAACTGGACCGCATGGGCCAACGACGTGCGCACAATGCGGATGCTGGATGGCAGAACTCACAGACAAATTTGTGAAATGTTTGGTCGGGTGCAGCGGGATCCATTCTGGGTAAAAAATATCATGAGTCCGTCAAAGCTTCGCGAAAAATGGGATGAACTGGTTATCCGCCTGGGGCGTTCGTCTGTACAGCGTTGTGTGAATCATATTTCTGAGCCGGATACCGAAATTCCGCCGGGGTTCAGGGGGTAACGGGCCATGAAAAATATCGCGGCAGGTGGTGTTCTTGAGCGTATCCGTAAGCTGACCCCGCAGCATGTAATCGCGCCGTACCGGACAGTGGATGAGTGGCGCGAGTGGCAACTGGCTGAAGGGCGAAAACGTAGCGAGGAGATCAACCGCCAGAATCGCCAGTTGCGGGTGGAAAAAATCCTGAATCGTTCGGGCATCCAGCCTCTGCACAGCAAATGCTCGTTTGCGAATTATCAGGTGCAGAACGACGGGCAAAAACATGCGCTGAGCCAGGCAAAATCCATCGCTGACGAACTGATGACCGGGTGCACGAATTTTGTGTTCAGCGGTAAGCCGGGTACCGGAAAGAACCACCTTGCAGCCGCCATTGGCAATCATCTTCTGGCGAAAGGTCGCAGCGTGATTGTGATAACGGTGGCTGATGTGATGCTGGCGTTACACAACAGCTACGACAACAAAAACTCAGGCGAAAAATTTTTACAGGGGTTGTGTGATGTTGACCTGCTTGTCCTGGATGAAATCGGAATGCAGCGGGATACGCGCAACGAGCAGGTCACACTGAACCAGATAGTCGACCGCAGAACGGCTTCGATGCGTAGTGTCGGAATGCTGACGAACCTGAACCACGTAGCGATGAGTACGCTTCTTGGCGAGCGTGTGATGGACCGCATGGTCATGAACGGTGGTCGCTGGGTGAATTTTAACTGGGAGAGCTGGCGTTCGAATGTCAGACACCTGAGGGTTGTGAAGTAATTTTGTCCGGAGGAAATTTTAATGGAAACCGTTTTTGACGCACTGAAAGCAATGGGAAAAGCCACATCGGTAGAACTGGCCGCGCGACTTGATATCAGTCGTGAAGAGGTTCTCAACGAGCTGTGGGAACTCAAAAGAAATGGCGTCGTTGATAAAACTGGTCACACCTGGTTTCTGGCTGGCGAAGGTGAATCCCTGGTAACCGAAGAGCGGCCAGTAAAATCTGAAGCACAGGATATGCTGACCGGGGAGGTCGAACAAAAAGTTACCGCAGACATGATGATTGAGTTTATCGGTCAGGATGGGGCTAAAACGTGTGAGGAACTGGCGGGGAAGTTCGGCATCAGTACTCGCAAGGTTGCTTCCACGCTGGCGGTGGTAACCGCAACGGGGCGGCTGGCACGCGTTAATCAGAGCGGTAAATTTCGTTACTGCATGCCGGGCGGTAATTTACCAGCAGAGCCGAAAGCAGCATCGGTAACGGAAAATGATGGTAAGGCCTTTCCTCAGCCAGCAGGTGTTGCGTTACCAGTCCGGGAAGCCGCAACACAGGAAGAAATTAAAACAGAAACTGTAGCGGGCATTGTGCAGTCGCTGCCATCGTTTACTGAAACGCGAGCGGATGACCTGATTTTACCATCGCTGCATATGGCAAACCTCGAACTGCGTCGGGCGAAAAGTCATGTCCAGAAGTGGGAACGAGTCTGCGCCGCGCTGCGGGAGCTGAACAAGCACCGGGATATTCTTCGGGATATTACCGCGACCGGAGAGCTGCAGCGGTGAGTGGCTGGAAGAAGTGGTACGAGGCTGAAATCATGATACTCCGGCAGTGTGCGGGAACGATGACGGTCGAAAGCATTGGGAGGCTGACCGGTCGTACAGGTGATGCTGTCAGAACGAAAGCGCGGGAACTGGGTGTCAGCCTGATGTTACGGGGTGATTATCACCAGTCAACAAAATATCCGCAGAGTGATATTGAACTGGCGCGACAGCTGCATCAGCGTGGCGTACCCAGGAGAGAAATCGCCAGAAAATTTGGAATGCCGTTGCGCACAGTGAATAACTACGTTTATTTCGACAGGAGAGTTCAGGAGTGAGGGTGAGAGTTTATATTGCCGGTCCAATGACCGGGTATAAAAATTTCAACCGTGAGGCGTTCCACAAGGCGGAAGAGGAACTGAAACGGGAAGGGCATACAGTCTTGAACCCGGCAGTACTTCCGGACGGGCTGACACAGCCGCACTACATGGATATCTGCATGGCAATGATACGTTGCGTGGATGCGATTTATATGCTGAAAGACTGGCAACGGTCAGCAGGCGCTAAAGCGGAACTGGCTCTGGCGGAGAAGCTAGGACATGTGGTTGTTTTTCAGAGGGGGGCGATATGCCGACTCTCTGGTTTCAGGAGGTGTGGGAAAAAGAAATGTGGGAAGGTCTTGTGATTGTGGCCGAAACAGTTCTTTTATTATGGTCTGTGATTGCGTGTATTTTTATGATTTATTGTGAATGATGTGAATCTCGCGGTGGCCACTGAATTGCAACCATTACCCCCTGTGATGTAATTGTGGGGTAATGGTTGCGCAGGCATAGCGACAGGACTGGATGAGAAAAATATGACGAAATTTACCAGAGAGCAATTGATTGCTCATGCTAATGAAAGTGTGAAATCCATGAAATTTGCTGCGCGACAGACCGTGTTTAAGACTTCAAGAGTTGCCATTGAAATGGATCTTGCGCTTGCCCGTATTGCGCTTGCCTCACTTGAAGCAATGCCAGTTGCATGGTCCTGTGCTCACAATATGGTTTTGTTCAATGCTGAATCTGTTGCGGCATACGCAAAACACTCAGCCATTGCGCCAAAACCCCTGTACGCTGCGCAACCGGCATCACTTTCACATGAGGAAGAGTTGGCAATGCTGGTTAAACAATTGGTAAGTCAGTTGAAAAAAGCGAAACCAGATTGCAAATTACCGGATATGGCGATGGGGTATCTGGAGCGGAATGGGCTGATAAGCGCGGAGGATGTTTTACGATGACCTGGCCGGAGGCATTCACAACGAAAGGAATTGCAATGGCGGCAGCACTTGTTGTGTATTCGATTTGCAGCTGGGGATAAAAACGGTTTGCGGGGAAATCTTAGTTAAGTAGAATGACTGCGGGTGCTTGAGGCTATCTGTCTCAGGCATGAACACCAAAAGGCAGATAGAGAAAAGCCCCAGTTAACATTACGCGTCCTGCACGACGCTTAACATTAATCTGAGGCCCAATCTATGTCTCACAAATGTAGGTTAGCCTCTTACGTGCCGAAAGGCAAGGAGAAGCAGGCTATGAAGCAGCAAAAGGCGATGTTAATCGCCCTGATCGTCATCTGTTTAACCGTCATAGTGACGGCACTGGTAACGAGGAAAGACCTCTGCGAGGTACGAATCCGAACCGGCCAGACGGAGGTCGCTGTCTTCACAGCTTACGAACCTGAGGAGTAAGAGACCCGGCGGGGGAGAAATCCCTCGCCACCGCTGATGTGTCAGGCATCCTCAACGCACCCGCACTTAACCCGCTTCGGCGGGTTTTGTTTTTTCTGGTCGTTCTGGTTTACAATCCATCCGTCAGCCTGAACAACTGGCACCTGCTGCGCCAGCAGAGAAAACAGATGGCGCACGATACCAAATTTTACAATTCGGATAACTCTGCCGCCCCTGCCAGCAGGCACGGGCGGCGTTCTCATGCATTCAAATCTGACTGGTATCAGCACGACCCCTGCACCGAAGAACAGGCTGAATGGCTGATTCAGCGCTACCGCAGACACGGATACGAGATTAAGAAAGCCCTCAGCCTCGATTATCGTCACTGGATAATCTTCGTCAGGCTCCCTTATTCCGAACGCCCACCGCGTCCGTCCCGCACATTCCAGCAACGCATCTGGAGGTAACGTGCGGGTATTACTTCGACCTGTTCCGGTACCGGAACTTGGGCTGGTGGTGCTAAAACCGGGGCGTGAATCCATGCAGGTATTTCATAATCCTCGAGTTTTGGTGGAGCCGGAACCGAAAAGCATGCGCGGTCTGCCGTCCGGAGTCGTTCCTGCCGTTCGCCAGCCATTGGCGGAGGATAAATCATTACTGCCATTTTTCAGCGATGAGCGGGTGATTCGTGCTGCTGGTGGTGCTGGTGCACTGTCTGACTGGCTGTTACGCCACATTAAATCCTGCCAGTGGCCTCATGGTGACTACCATCACAGCGAAACCGTCATACATCGTTACGGTACCGGTGCAATGATGTTGTGCTGGCACTGCGACAACCAGCTGCGTGACCAGACTTCCGAATCACTCGAGCAACTTGCTCATCAAAACCTGTCAGCATGGATGATTGACGTCATACGCCATGCAATGAATGGCACGCAGGAGCGGGAATTATCGCTGGCTGAATTATCCTGGTGGGCGGTCTGCAATCAGGTGGCGGACGCGCTACCAGAGGCAGCATTACGTCGTTCTCTGGGGTTACGTGCGGAAAAAATTCGCTCAGTATACCGCGAGAGCGACATCGTGCCGGGAGAGCAGACTGCCACCAGCATGCTGAAGCAGCGCACAAAAAATATTGCGCCGCTGCCTCACGCCCACCAGCAAAACCCGCCACAGGAAAAGACGGTGGTCAGCATTGCCGTTGAGCCGGAGTCTCCGGAATCTTTCATGAAACGACCTAAACGTCGCCGCTGGCTTAACGAGAAATACACGCGCTGGGTTAAGACACAGCCGTGTGCATGTTGTGGAAAGCCTGCTGATGATCCCCACCACTTGATAGGCCACGGTCAGGGTGGAATGGGTACTAAAGCGCATGACCTCTTTGTGTTGCCTTTGTGCAGAAAACATCACGACGAGCTGCATGCGGATACCGTGGCATTTGAAGAGAAGTATGGCTCCCAGCTGGAGCTGATATTTCGTTTTATCGATCGTGCGCTGGCAATAGGCGTATTGGTGTAAGTGGAGAACGAGCATGAACCTTGAAGCCTTACCAAAATATTACTCCCCAAAATCTCCAAAATTGAGCGATGACGCACCGGCGACAGGCTCGGGTGGTTTAACAATTACGGATGTGATGGCTGCGCAGGGGGTGGTGCAGTCGAAAGCACCGCTTGGGTTTGCCTTATTCCTGGCAAAAGTTGGTGTTCAGGATACTCAGTTTGCTATTGAAGGTCTGCTCAATTACGCGATGGCACTGGATAACCCGACATTGAACAAATTGAGTGAAGAAACCCGGTTACAGATCATCCCTTACCTTGTGAATTTTGCCTTTGCTGATTATTCCAGATCTGTGGCAAGTAAGGCTTGCTGTGGGCATTGTGCAGGTACGGGATTTCATCATGTATTATGTGAAGTGGTGAAATATTCCAGTGGTGGGGACACTGTCATCAAAGAAGAGTGGGAGAAGAAACTATGTCAGCATTGTAATGGCAAGGGAAAAGTCAGCACAGCGTGCAGAGGGTGTAAGGGTAAAGGCATTGCCCTAGATGAAAAAAGAACCCGATTTCATGGTACACCAGTTTATAAGGTCTGTGGGCGTTGTAATGGACATCGGTTTAGCCGTTTACCGACCACGCTGGCACGACGTTATGTCCAGAAGCTGGTTCCCGGTTTAACTGATTATCAGTGGTACAAAGGATATGCAGATGTCATTGATAAACTGGTAACAAAGTGCTGGCAGGAAGAATCGTACGCTGAGACCCAGCTGAGAAAAGTGACGAGATAAATGATTTTCGCGGAAGATGTCGACATGATGCTTGCATTTTTCACAAAACATGGATAGAGTTATCTAAACAATGGGGGTGTGTGCCTGCCGTTAAAGGGGGCTTCGACCTGCGATAATTAAAGGTACAGTTCTGGATGAAAAAGCCCCGACTTCATGGTAAGCCAGTTTGCAAGATTTGCAGGCGTTGTAATGGAAAGGAGTTAGCCGTTTACTGGCCACGCTGATGTGGCTGCATATCCAGGAGTTGGTAACAGATAAGGCTGATTAGATAATTCTTTGCTACATAACAGCAAGGCATCATATAGAATATTATAACTTTGACTGTTAGCATGGATTATACCCGCTTCCCTTGTTGGCCTTCCTTCTGTCGATGATTCTATCCATAATGAACCAGTAAATTTTGACATTTTATATGTTGCGAATTCTTTGGCGTTAACTGGAATTTTTATGTCATTTAAGTCCATTGTGTATCCATCTTTTTTTATTTTATTGGCAAAGCAAATCTTTATATCGGAGATTGATGCATCGACACTTATCTGTGAATAGCTATCTGGTGAATTAAAGATAAGCAAACAAAAAAATAACATATGAAAAAACAATTTCACAAATGCCTTCCTGTTTTGTAAATATATTGCTAAGTTTCTTGGTGATTTATATGTTACAAGGCAAGAGATGTTGCTGGATGATAAAAAAATAACAGTAAGGTTATTTGTGGTTGGCGGGCTGTCTTTGTTTGGTTAGATTTAGCTCTGGATACCGATAGTTAACATTATATGCCATAATTAGTATTGTATGCGGATATTGTATAATGGTTATTACCTCAGTTTCCCAGACTGATGATGTGGGTTCGATTCCCGCTATCCGCTCAGGGCACTTATCAAGGTATATATACCTTACAGCGCTGGCGTTTTTTTTTCGCGGGGATGGTTTCAGATATCTCATTGCTCCCTCGAACTATAACAGAGACCAGTTATAGTTTCAGCGCGGTTTTTTTCAATATAAAGGATGGCGCATTGTTGGAAGAGAGTTTCGGGAATTATCCTGGAGAGACAGATGATGCGCCATCCTTATGTTGTATAAAAATGTGAGATAAGCCGAAGAGCAGGACTGTCAGGTATACATATAAATAGACGAAAGCTGTAACGTATTTATTCGTTGATTAATATGTCTACAAAAGACATCCGATATCTCGAATTCTATTTAATACGTTGAGTGCTATTTGAGTTTTTACCGCCCTCCCGGGCGGTTTTTTTGTGAGCTTAAAAAAGAATTGCGCATTGGATTTGTAAATAATCTAATGTTGTTTAACAAAAGATGAAAGCAGCGCTTGACTCTATTGAATTAGTATTGTTATTTCAACTATATCAATGTGTTCAGGTTGTTGCGAGAAACTATGGTTGATAAAGAATTACTCAGAAATTCTTCATTGTTTGTTGCGTATATGGGATGTCTGGGATGGGGAGGTGCTTATTTCTATGGTTGGGGAGGTGCTTTTTATTATGGATTTCCATGGTGGGTTGTTGGTGCTGGCGTAGATGATGTGGCAAGAAGCCTGTTTTACGCTGTTACAGCTATCGTAATTTTTCTTGTTGGATGGATAATTGGCGTTAGAATGATTATAAATCTTTGCGACGTTATTTTTCCGTATCAGCAGCCATTCCTTATACGGGGGAGGGGGGGGCTGGCCGCACAAGCCCGTGCAGTATTTCCCCGGCAAAAACCCCTGTGAAACATCGGTAGACATGTTGCGTCAGATAATTATCACCAGCGGTCGTCAAGGTAATTTGGTTGCGCACTTTTGCTGGGCGTTGGGCGGTTGCTGCGAAGCAGGAAGATGAGAAATTTAATCAGACTGTGAGTGAAGTAAAAAATAATTGTTAACAGTGTGCAATATTATTCCCGGAAAATGCGGAAAAATAAAAACATGTACGTATATTTACGATTATTGACGTTGTGTTTATTGAAAATGACGGAGATATTCGTATTATTGCACCGTGCCACCGCAATGACGCGATGGACAGGCCCTTTAGCTCAGTGGTGAGAGCGAGCGACTCATAATCGCCAGGTCGCTGGTTCAAATCCAGCAAGGGCCACCATCACATACCGCCATTAGCTCATCGGCAGAGAGCGCCTGCTTTCGAAACTGGCTGTGTGGGGCTCGGGTCCCCGATGGCAATCCATTATCTGCATTATGCGTTGTTAGCTCAGCCGGACAGAGCAATTGCCTTCTAAGCAATCGGTCACTGGTTCGAATCCAGTACAACGCGCCACGCTTATTTTTCCAGGCTCGCTTCGGCGGGCCTTTTTCATATCCGCGCCACGCCCGGCGCACATCAAAAAACCACAGAGCCTTTCAGGGGTGAGCTTACGGGATGGTCAGTGTGACTTTCTCTGTGGGCTGATCACCCCCGGGCGCAGGCTCACCCACTAAAAGGAAAAGTCACGATGTTTGGTATTTTCAAAAAGAAAACCCGCAAGGCCATTACCGAAGTGAAGAAGATGGAGAACCGTGACGCAGTGGAGGCGACCGTCTGGGGCGCGTACTCCATTGCATACGCTGACGGCACCTGTGACGCGAAAGAAATCGCGGTACTGGAAAAAACCATTGCAGCACTTCCTGCCTTTGCGCCGTTCTCCGGTGAGCTTGCACAAATGAGTGCAAATATCCGCGCCCGTTATGAAGCGTCGCCGCGTTCTGCCAATGCCGAAGCTCTTCGTCAGCTGGCTGATGTTGCCGGTACTGATGATGCAGTTAATGTGCTGTGCCTGTGTCTGGATATCGCTGACCAGGACGGTATCGGTCAGGAAGAAGAAGCGCAACTGAAGAAAATTGCGCAGGCGCTGCAGTTGCCGCTGGAGCAGTACCTGTGAAAAGTGCGCGCCTTGTGCTGGCTGTCATCCTGTTGTTTCTGGTAGTGATGGTGGATTTCACCGGACGACTGATGTCAGTGCTGACAGATGGTGTGCTGGTGGCGATGGCGCTGGTCGTGCTCCGGCCTTTACTGCGTAAATCTGAATAACATCACACAAAAGGCATCTGCGGATGCCTTTGACGGGGTGTTTTTTTACGGGTCGCTGGTGGCCCTTTTTTATTTTCAGGAGGAAGTATGTCTGAACCCTTATCCGGTTCCGGCACGGCTGCGGCGCTGGGTGGCGCGACGGTATTCGGGCTGTTTACCGGGATGGATTTCGGGATTGTGTTTGGCGCGTTCGCCGGGGCGTTATTTGTGGCAACAATGCCACAGTCACTTTCAGTCTGGCGCGTGGTGGCACATTTTCTGGTGTCGTTTATTGTCGGCGTGCTGGGAGCGCGTGTGCTGTCAGCCTGGATTGCATCAAAAACAGGGTATGACGGTACATCAGCAGATGCGCTTTGCGCGGTGCTGGTCTCGGTGGTGTCGGTGAAGATTCTCTCGTTCATCCACCAGCAGGATATTGCATCGCTGGTGTCCGGTGTGTTCTCCCGCCTGCGGGGTGGAGGAGGCGGCAATGTTAAGTAACCTTCCCGGATTGCTGAATGTGGCGTTATGCACGGTTATCGTGCTGACGCTCTTTTTTTATCGTCGCCGTGATTCCAGACATAAACCGCTGGTGTCATGGCTGGCCTGGCTGCTGATGCTGCTGTATGCCTTTGCGCCCCTCAGCTATCTGTGTGGTCGCCCGTTAGCAACGGGCTGGCTGGAAGTGTTTTTTAATCTGCTGTTCTGCGTGCTGGTGATACGCGCACGCGGGAACGTCACAAAAATCTTTCCATTGTTGAGGTGAATATGCCGGGTAAATTCAGATTCAGCCGTCGCAGTGAAAAAAATCTGGAGGGTGTCAAACCACAGCTGGTTGCTGTCGTTCGCCGTGCGCTGGAGCTGACGGAGGTTGATTTCGGTATTACGGAAGGCCTGCGCAGTAAGTATCGCCAGAAACAGCTGGTTGCGGAAGGGAAAAGCCAGACCATGAACAGCCGCCACCTGACCGGTGATGCGGTGGATGTTGTGGCCTACATTGGCAGTCAGGTGTCATGGGAGTGGCCTCTGTACGAGAAAATCGCACAGGCATTTAAGCAGGCTGCCGCAGAGCTGGGGATCGCTATCGAATGGGGCGGGG